TCAGCATGGTCACGCCAGCTTGAGCGAAAGCCAGACGGTTGCGCAGCAGGTCGATGAACGAACCAGCCAGCAGCTCATCAGCCACCAGGTTGCCGCCAGCGGTGGGGATGTCCACCAGCAGGTCACGACGCAGCACTTCGTTCGGCACCACGATGCCGTTAGAAGAACGCTCGTACTTGGCAGCAGCAGCCTTACCCACTTCAATCTCAAACTCAGCAGCGCGACGGGCGCCTGCATCAGAAGGATTGGCGAGGTAGTTCAGAGCCTTGATGAAGCTGAAGCGCTTCACCTCTTTGTTGTCGAGACCCAGATCGTTCTGAGTCACATCTTGAGAGCGAATAGGTTGTTCCATGGGGGCTTGGCCGAGTTTGTCGAGGACAGCAGCACGCGCTTCGTCGAGGGTGCGACCACCTTCGATCAACTCGCGGGCCAGATCTTGCAGCTGGTGCTTTTCGCCCAGTGCAGTGATGGCGGCGATACGGCTCCGCTCGGCCTCAGCGGCCTTGGACCGGATCACCTCCACATCAGGAGCGGTGTTTTCCATTTGAACCTCAGGTTCGGGTGATGCGGCGGAGGCCGCTTGACTGCGCACTTCCTCCTCAACGGATTCAGTGACTTCAGTTTCGATCTTAGTCTCCTCGGGTTGCATAGTTTCCTCGGGAATCAGTGAACGTCCTACTCCAACCGTAGGATCGGCTGGAATAGAGACAACGCTGATTTCATAAGGAGACCAGCGTGTGGCGATCATTGCGCCGCCACGCTCTTCCATCTCATCAATCGAATACCCAAAGCTCACGCCGCGCAGAATCCCATCGCGCACGTCATCAAGGATCTCCTGAGCAGCTTTACTACGGCTGAACCGCACCTTGGCGTAACCACGCTTCTTCTTGCCATCAACCCAGGCACGCTCCACCACACCCAGCACACGATCAGGGTCATGGTTGAACAGCAGCGGTGCACCATCATTCAGACGCTCCAGCACTGCAGCATCCATCTCATGGCTCAGCACCTCTTTGCCGAAGTAACGCTCAACTGGATATTCCGAGCTGAACGGAAACTCCATCACCCGCTCTTCAACAGCACGAAACTCAGTGGTTTCAGTCCGTTGATACTTACCCCTGTAGTCCCGTTTGTCATCCATAGCTCTTAGTGCCTCGATTTTGGTCAGCGTACTGAAGCGATGACCAACGAGGGTCTCCGTTTCTTGCCATTCATTATCGCTGTCTTGCCTATAGATACGAATCAATGCAGCCGGATCCTCTGCTGTCGCATTGATGCTGAAGCTGCTCTCGGGTACACCCAGCACGCCTTCACGCATCACATGCTCAATCCGGCCACGCGCTCTGCCACCTGAGCTGTTCCATGACACAAAATCACCCTCCTTCAGATCGCCCGGCTCAGCACGCAGCTCGCGCTCACCTGTCGCCTCCTCAAATTCAATCGGCTCGTAATCATTGTCACGCAACCACTGCCGTGCTTCAGCAGCAGTGAACTGGCTCAACTTGAAGCGAATTGCCTGCAGTTCAGCACCCTCTTCACCTTCCTTGATGCCAAAGATGAAATCCACGCCTTCACCGCCAGCATCATTACGCCGCCGGAAACGGTCGTATTGTCCAGGATCACGCAACCTTGCAGCGTGTTCATTCGGATAAGGCCGCTCACCTACTTCAGGCATCGCTCGATCCATTGCTGCGACAAGTTTATCTGCCCATGCCTTACCAGGATCACCACCCCACGCTGCCCATGCCACCCTGCCGGGTGATGGGTAGCCATCTTCACCTGGGCTGAATCCCTCTGCCTGCTTGTCCACCTCATGACGAGCAAACCATGCACTCATGGTCACGATCGTGTCATCACTCAGCTCATCACCGCTGAGGATCTGCGAAGCACGTCGAGCGGCAACATCAGTGCCACCCTTGCGGCCTTCCTCCTTCCACGCCCTATAACGACGCGCCTCTTCGCGCATCCCATCAGTCGGCATCGCGCTCATGGTTGCTCCTCAGCAGCAGGTGGTGGCGCCACAGCACCAAGCAAATCCTTATCCAGGCTCACACCAGCAGTGCCGGCCACATCCTGCTCGCGGGCAATCTCAGCCACGTTGTCATCAAAGTCACCACCACCGGACTGAGCAATGATCTGCGCCTTCGTCATGTAACCCGCCTGCTCCGCTTCGCGGTATGCCTTCACTTCCTTGAGCGGATCCACCCAGCTCCAGCCACGGGTCAGCCACTTCGGGCTGTCATACCGCTCAGGACGCAGCTCATAGTCCTGGAACGGCAGCTCACCAGCAAGGACCGCCAGATTCAGCCACTCGCGGTACACCCGCATGTGGAAGTTTTCGATCAGGTAGTTCTGCACCACCCGCCAATGCTCACGGTCCTCCAGCAGGCTCAACCGCGAGCTGCTGTAGTTGGTCTCCGAAAAGTCACGGCTCAGCGTCTCGTAGCTGCAGCCAAAGCCCGACGCAAACCGGCGCACCTTATTACGCACAAACATCTCAAACTGCTGATCCGGTGAATCAATGTTCGGCACCGTCACATTCTCACCAGGCGCCAGATACTTGAACGTCCCAGGCTCGAACTCACTGATCCGCTGGTTGTTCTCAATATCGTCCGGTGTCAGCTCACCTTCATTATTCGTAATGAAACCCATCAAGCTGGCGCCAGCCCTGGCGCGGATCACAGCCGCCTCCTCGTAGCCCTGCAGCTGGTGCGCATCAGCCATCACCGAGTGGAACCACGGCACACCACGGTTCTGCCCAGGCCGCTCCGGCAGGAACAGATGGATCACGTCCTCCGCCGGCAGGAACACATGCTTCTCATTGCGCTGCACCGTCTGGAACCAGTAATCACCCGGATGGCGCGTCAACATCGCGTAACGCACTGGGCGGCCCCATTCATTCACTTCAACGCCATTGCGCCATTCATTGCCAGCGGCCAGCGTCCCACCTTGATATTCCTCATCAAGCATGTCCGCTTCAAGGATCTGCAACGCCAACGGCACGCCAGAGCCACCAAATGACCGGCGCACAATCCTGAAGATCGCCTCGCCACTCTCCGGCAATGCCCCAGCAGCAAGCCACTCCAGATCGTGGAAGCTATGCCGCCCAGCAACATCACAATGCTCCTTACGGCACCACATGCGCCATTTCGCCTCAATCAACTTGTTGATCCGCTCATCACGCCTATTGCCACGCAGCAGCATCACCTGCGCCTGTAATTGCACCCCAGTGCCAACCACATTGATCTGTGTCGTCCTCTTCGCCTGCTTGGCGTAAGGATTGTTGCGAACCATCTCGCGGGAACGATCCCGCAATTTCCGCAGACTGGTGCGAATCTCAGCGTCAGCACTGGTCTGCGTCGCCAGCCAATCAGCCGTCAACCTGCTGATCATCGCGCCTTGATACGTCCGCCTCAGACGCCGTGGCGCAGCCTGAGACAATGCAGTCGCCTTGGGCTCACCAAAGCCGAAAGCATGACGAATGCGGTCGCGGAGTCCCATGATCAGGCGTTAAATCGGACGAACATGTTGCGCGGATTGCCAAGCCCATTGGCAATCATCTCAGCCTGTTTCTCACGGGCTACATCAGCTTTCAACTTACCTTCAAGTTGCAACAGCTCAGCCAAGTCATAACGCTTGATATTCCTTGTTCCAATCTTGTATTCCTTGACGCTGCCACCCGCAAGTAGTGTCCTGATCGCTGCCTGTACTGCCTCAAGATCTTTCTCAGCCTGACTCCGGCCGTCATACGCACCAGGCGTACCGACATACGCCAGTGAAGGCTCAACGGTCAGCGAGCCACTGCCCAGCGTGGTCTTGGCACCACCAACCAATGCAGTCGCAACTGCCTGCCAGTAATAAAGCGTTGGGGAGCTAACGCTCTCCGCAACAGTCCACGAAAACAACCACCCACTACCACTTGCAGTGCTGCTCAGCGTCTCAGCAGCACCGCTCGCATTCGCACGCAGGTAATACACCAATGAATGCGTGCTCGAATCAATCGCAGCGCCAAACACATCCACCGTGGCTTCATCCAGCCACTGCACCGTGTCACCGTCTCTCGCTGTCTGTGGGATCCGCATGTCAGCAGTCTATCTGCTTACCACTGACTAACAAACGATTTCCGGCGCTGTGGAGCAGTCTTCGCCGCTTCCTTGCGCTCAGCTGGTGCCTCCAGCTTCCGTTCCATCTGATCCCACATCGTTCGCTTGTCGTACACCATATACAACCGATGCAGCGCCGCATAGGCGTACACAAGCTCGTCCACGGCTTCATTAGCTGCATTAGGCCGCTTCACCCAATGGCGCTCAGGGAAGCCATTCTTGAAGCGCATCACCTGCTTCTCAGCAGTCAGCTCCTCGAAGTAATCGCTTGGTGTCGTCGGGAAGAAATGCAGATACCCAGCACCTGGATCGTTGTGCTTCAACCTGGCAAATAACAACGACTTCACCGTGTCACCGCCCACCGGGAACACCTGCGCACCACGCTTGATCGTCTTGCCTTGGCTGTTCACATCCACCTTCGTCGCCTTACCCAATGGCGGCTTACC